GGAATTAGGAGGTATCATTGACGTTACACCCGCAGGTGACGGTGACGAAGGTTGGATGTGGGAAGATGATGAACCACACTATCCACACATACCTCGCTTTGGATGCACAGACTACGATGCGCTAAACTACGATGAAACCGCAGAACAGGATGACGGTTCTTGTGAATACGAAGAGGAAGTGTGGGGATGCACAAATGACGCGGCATCCAATTATGACCCCGAAGCCACGCATGACGATGGTTCATGCGAACCTGCCCCACAACCTGAACCTGAACCCGTCGAAGGATGCACGGACGAGAATGCTGAAAACTACGATGAAGAGGCAGAAGAAGATGATGGGTCATGCACATATCCTGAACCCGAACCTTGCGAGCCTGAATACTATGACTATCATGTGTCATATACCGACAATAATACGACAGGCATTCAATTCACATACGATGTGGATATTTCATGTGATGAGACACAGCAAGTCGAAGTGCAGTTCCTCGCGTATGTGAATGGGAGCGGGCATGGAGTTCCCCCCTATAATTGGACTTCAGATATTTATAACACAACCTACCAGGATTGGGATAGTCGAACAGTCTATCTCAGTAACTTTGAAAATGGCTCTTACGACATTTACGCCTATTTGATTAACGAGGACGGAGATATGATTAAAGAGTTCATTTGGCGTGACGTTCACTTGAAGATGAGGGATGAATGATGATTACGTTTTGTTGCTCTCAAAACCTGTTGGATACTTCAACACCAGAAGAAAAGGGCTATCCCTCCATAATCACTCCCGTCACATACTTCGTGGGCTGTCAATACCCTAAGATTGTTGGTTATACCTCATTTACTGATATGGGGGATTTCTATTTCGTCGGCAACACTTACGTTATGCCTGAGTTTAGAGGTCAAGGACTTTACGGAGAACTGCTATCCAACAGGAATGAATACCTGCACGACAAACCGAAGGTTGCTCTTGCTAATCCTATTGAAGATACAGACATTTCGATACTCAAGGAACAGGTCGCCAAACAAGGAGGGTCTCCTGTTTATTGCTATACTGAAGTATCAGACCTCATGACAGAAGAGGTGTATTATGCTATGATGGTCGGCTTACCCATGTTCATTTACAGGTGATAACATGAAGGATAATGGAGTTTGGGATGTGAGGATTACCCTCAATGATATTTTTGTAGCAGTAGTATCGCTCCCAATGGTGTTCATTTTCTTCATCCTTTCCTATCAACTCATAAATGAGGCTTTCATCAACCCCCAGGTGCGCGAAGACATTGAGTCGTATATCGCGGTCCTCGGTATTCTATCTGGCCCTGCTTACATGGCTATATCCCGCTTCTTTGACCGTTGGAACGCAGAACAAGAAGAGCGCGTTGAAGCCATGCGCCGTATTTCAAAGACTGAGGATGATGTGAAGAGATTGAAACTGAAAGAGGTGAAAAGGAAATGAGTGATAGACCGTATTCAAAGTGCAGAATGTTTGTATCGTGCTTAGAAGAGATATTCAACAGCGAGGAATAATTCATATAGGAAAAGAGACATACCGCCCATCATGGCGTGTGACTGTGGCTCTCAAAGTTCTGACTTTTCAAAGGCAGAAGAAGAATTAGAGGCTGGATTCACTACTTGTGAAAAATGCACTACCGAAGCGGAATGCAAGGCAAATGAGTCATGCAAAAAGGGTTACACCTCCGATGAGGAAACTGAATGCGCTACACAAACTTGTCCCCCTGGTTTTGAAGAAAAGGGAGGAGTCTGCGTGAAAGTATCAACCGAGATTTCGATTGACAAAGCAGAAGCATCTGTTGAAGCATCCACAGGTCGTAGTGTTATCCGCATTTCAGGAATCGCATTCCATGAGGGAATCAATAAGAATGGTTGGGGTCTCACTCGTGAGGGCGCTGAGTATGTTGCGAACGCATTTGTTGGTGTGGACCTCACTTTGAACCACCCAGAACCAGACGCTTTGGGATTCAGCCGCAATATGGATGGTGGAATTGATGAAGCAGTTGTCGGTATCGTGCGTGAGGCAACAGTAGTGGATTCAGAAGCCGGTTGGGAAGTCCGATACATAGCAGATGTTTATCGAACAGAACTGTTTGAAGCATTGGAATCCGGCCTTTGGCTCCGTGATGGCTACGGAGTATCAATCGGAGGAACAGGGACACCTGAGCGCGTAGTGGAATCAGAAGAAGGTGTTGAAATGTGGTTTGGCGCAGGTTTTGAGATAGACCATTTGGCTATCGTCCACCGACCAGCATACCCTGGCGCAAATATCGAAACTGCAGAAAAAGTCGAATTACCTGCAACTGCTGACGAAGGCTTTAAGTATGACTCGCAGCCTACAGCGGCCCATAAGGTGACGGAAATGACCTCCGACGAAGATATTCAAGAAGACGAAACATTGGTTGCGTCCGAAGATTTGCAGGCACAACTTGTCCTCGCCAACGCCCGAATTGCTGAGTTCGAAGCCGCTCAAGAAGCAGCTGCTGAAGAAGCACGAATGGAATTGGTGAACAAAGCCTCCGAACTCGGAATGAACGGCCACGAAGAATTGTCCAGCGCGACATTGACAAACCTGATTGCATCTTGGGAAGAGGCACACCCACCTGTTCCTGAAGTCGAAATGGCACCTATTGCCTCAACGACTGAATCCCCCGTTACCGCTGATGTTGAAGCACCAAGCGGTAAAGTTATCGCAAACTTCCTAAACGGTGAAAAGGTGGAAACACCTGAATCCGCATACGCGGCCTGTTACAACCGATGGGTTGCTGCATGGAACGGACACCTTCAAGGTGACGAAGGCTCAATGCGAGCACAAACATACGAACAAATAAAGGAGATGATTTGAAATGGTGGCTTATAGCGGACTCGACCCTGTGCACTGTGCGGATATTCAGAACACTTTCGCAAGTGCAGGTCTTTTGGTGATGTATAACGCAAGTGGAATTATGATTACTGCCTCGGTGACTGACAAGCCTATCGGCGTCACCGTTCAAGAATCAAGCCGTGACGCTGATGGTTCATACGAAGCAGCAGGCACAGGCACAGTCTCAATCGTCCCATTGTCCGGTGTTCAATACATCAAGTGTGTCGGCGGCGGCGCACTAAAGACCGGAGAGCGACTTTACACTTCACAGACAGCACAGTCTGATGGCTTCTGCCACACTGATGCTTCAAACAGTTCAACATTCGTTGGCGTCTATATGGGTGAAGACAACATCACCCCATCGGCTGGCGACTTAATCCCTGTGCTTTGCGCAACAGTGGTGGAGTGATTACTCAAAACAATGAAAAAGGAAGTGAAAAAAATGGCAAATGAGACCCTCGACAACATCCTACGCGGAAACGACGAAGCATTTACGGCAGCCGTTGGGCCTATGGCACCACCGGATGCGGTTTTGGAACAGACGCTCCGTGACTTCATTCAACTACAGTCAAATGTAATCGCAATCGGAACCGACCTGGTCGGAAGCCGAACTGTTAATTGGCTTGAGTTCAAGTGGTATACTGGTGTTCAAGGCACATTCAAGTGGCCTATTGACGACGCTGGTATCGTGGACCCAACCAAGATTGGAACTGCCTCCTACACAACCAAACTCGAAAAGGGTCAAGGTCGTGTAGTCTTCCTCGACACCACACTACTTCGTGGTGAATCATGGGAGACAATGGACCGCCAGCAAATGGCTATCGTCCGCGAGCGCGCAGACGTCATTGATGGTGTGATTCTTGACGCCCTTGTTGCTGGTGCTGACAACTCGGTTGCTGCAACAGCCGTCTTCGGAAGCGGTTCCGCTGATGAAGAAGGAGACATTTTGAAGACTATGGATGACATTTTCGCAAATGCAAAGGTCAGCGGCAACGAGACATTGGCTCTTGTGCTACCTGCTGACAAGCGAAGTGCTATCCTAAACACCACTCTTTACGGAAACGTCGTTGAAAGCCTCGGAGACCACTTGGCCCGAATCGCTTCCATGCGCATTTACTACACACGCGACTACGGAAGCGGTGGCGCAATCGGTAACGATGCACTACTTCTGGTTCCTGGTGGCGAAACTGCGGAGTTCTTCACTTACAATGGACCAGGATTCCAAGAGACTGAATTGACTCGACTACCTGGTGTTGGCTTCGATTGGTTGCTAACTTCCTACATGGGAACAGTGGTTCATGAACACCAAGATGGTGCAAGTAGCGGTAAAACACACCGCATCTGCAAATTGACCGGAGTCCGCTCCTGATTAGGGGTGGTAAAGTGGTTCGTGACAGAGACCCTGTGGAATACGGCAAAGCCCTCGCGGCTGAGTTGGGCCGAAAACTTGACGCTGCGGCTGAAAAGGCTTTGGCTTCATGTAGCAACAGGATTAGCGAAATCACAGCCTTCGTTGAAGCCCTACCTCTATTGGGCGCAAAGAAAGCAGCCCCAGCAAAGAAAAAGGTGAGCAAGGATGGCGAAAAAGAAGAGTGATGCTGCTAAAGCAGCACCAAAAAAGAAGAAGGCAACACCAAAGAAGCCATCTCTCGCTTCTCTTTCAAAGCAAATGCTCGACAAGGGACTAACTGTGCCTGATGACGCATCAGTTTCAATGTTGGAACACCGATTGGCTCATTGGCGAAGCCCTAATGGGTATGTTGTGCGCCTATATCGAAATCCTGTGGGAGCTCTTCGTGAAGCAGGTATGATGGCAGGTAAAATGTATTGGTTGCCTGATTCTGATTGGGCTCAAATGCTAATTGAGACTAAGAGGCTACAAATCGTGACTCGAAGCCAAGACCCACCTGGCCGAAGCATCCCACTCGATGTTCCGGAGGGTTGGAATGGCAGTAACTGAAGCCAATATCAGGGACGTTCTTAATCGTCCTCGTGGTTTGTTGTCAGGCACAATCACTGAGTTCATCAATATGAGGACTGCTCAAGTGAACAAGGTTGCTCGTGGGAGCCTGTATATCGGGTCTTCTTCAAGTAACATCGTTAGCGATACTGAAAAGGAGTCAGCAATAAAGGCTCTTGTGGCTGTTGATTGCTTGAATGTTCTCATTGATTCCATCCCCTCCTATGTTCCAAAGGACCAGCAGCGCAGCACAGACATTAGATTGAGAGCACAATTGAGTTCATTTGAAGAACGCGCTCAGCAATTGCTTGACCTCATTAAAGAGGCTGGCGGTTCTGCCTTCGCTACCGGTAAAACGAGCACCAGGCAAGAGTGATTCTGAAGTGATACGATGGCTACAATGACTTGGAAAGGGGGGACAGGTTCTCCAGCATTAGCATCCACAGCAAATAATTGGGACCCTACTGTTGTTCCTGGTGCTTCTGATATCGCTGTCTTTGACCACAACGCGACAACAGACTGCAGATGGGACATAACATCAATCGGGACTATCAAGTGCATTATGGATTCCGCGAGCAACAATGACCCAACAACATACGCCTTCGTGGATGAAGCAGGAGAGCCTCGCACTATCGAGTTTTCAGGCACAATAGCCATCAAAGAGTTACACGTTAATTGCCGATTAGATGCTAACGGAACAGTCGTTTTGAACTTCCCAGGAACTACTACCCTTGATGACGCAAGACCTGTTATTTTCGGAAACATAGGGATTGATGGAGAAGGAGGAGGGCATTGGGTCGGCAGGGCTGAAAGACAAGCGACGACTTGGAACTTCACGACCACTACTGCTCACACTAAGTTTGACAACGGTTCCTATCCCAACGTCACTCTTACAGCAACAGGTTCAGGCACTTACAATCCTCAACATTGTGCTTTTGAGTCCACTTATCAGTCCGTTGAAAATCTCAATCCCGAAGTCCAATTCCTCAATTTGACAGTAAACAATGGTGCGAATATGGCTCCAACTCGAATCACAACTCCCAGACTCGACAAGAAGAAGATATTTTCAGTAGGCTCAGAAAAGAACTTCTTGGGGCAACCTGCCTATATCCCAGGAACCTTTGTCTGCCAAAACCCCACATTCTATGCTGGTCTATCCACATGGAAGTTTTACCCGACTACGAGCGGGATTGCTCTTCCGGTGAATGGTTCATATACTCATTATGGTTCGAGTAGCCTACCAGCAGCCTCATTCACCAGCAAGTTTTACAACATCGAAGTAATGTCAGGTGCAACTGCAGGAGACTATGCTTGGATAAACGATGGTTGCGCCCTTCATTGTAACTCGTTGAAGGTTGGTGTTGGGGCTTTGCTCAGAAACCACCCAACGGTTAATTTGGGTTCCGAAATCCACCTAACAAATAGACCCATTATAGACGGTTCCTGGGCCTACACACAATCTTCCGATGGTGTGTATAGGGTGGACCCAAATAAACCCCTTCTAACGGCCCCCTATGGTGGCACAGGAAACAATGCAATAGTCACAGGTGGGTCCATTTTGTATGGGTCGAATCAAAACGAATACTCTCAACTCGCT